AGGGCGGCACAGCCAGCCTAAGCTATCCTAGCTGCGAATATGTAACAGACGGGGAATCGCCGCCATCAAGTTATCCCTTACTCACCGGGCAGCTGAATTTTATTAACATGACAACGGCGCAGCGGGTACTGCACCTTTTAGAATCCACAGGGATGATGCCTACCCTTGATGACATTATTGCCGCGTTCCCTAACATGGAACAGGGCAATCGGCAAAAGCTCTGGAAGCGCATTATCGATACGTCATGGGATGAAACGTGCAAGCTCTATAAAGACCAAGCAACGGCCTTAAAAACAGAATGGCGCGTCATTACCGGGGAAGCATGGGGATCGGCAAAAGCCAACGGCTGGCAACCTAGTGACCTGAACAATTCCGATGCCGTGCAACCGGAATCGGTTTTCAGGGATCAATATTTAGCCCTTATGCAGCAAGTGCGTGATGCGGATATTGCGAACTCGCGCATCGGGATTTTACGCGAAGGTGATGAACAAAAAGCCGCAATGGTTACATCCTTAGAAAAGCAGCTCGCCGAAATTGATGCTCGCCTAGATAGCGCGGGCAAAAAGTGGAACGAGGCCATCGCTGAGGAAAAGAAGGCGGAAAAGTGGATCAGCACCGGGTGGGCTTGCCCGCATTGCGCAGGCAAAATAGCCATTGACCAAGGGCCAAGCGGCGCACCGGATAAGGTGCGCAAGGCTGATGAATTGACGCCAGAACAGATAGAGGAACGCAACCTAAAATTCTCACAGATACAGCAGAAAAAGGTATCCATGAAAGCGGCATACGATCAGGCAGCGCAAGAACGGGTTCCGGTTTTGAATGTTTACAGAGAAGCAAAAGAGGCTTTAAAGCGAATCAGCGAAAATCAGGACGGATCAAAAATTGATACTGCCCCACTTATTGAGGCGGCAACAAAAGCCTTAAAAACAGCGGATTTAATCAAACAATACCATGCCGCAACAGAGATACAGGACAAGATACAGCGCTCGCTTAATATTGCCGCTTATCTCGATGCGGATGGGGATTTGAGCATCCGCAAGCAAAAGGTGTCAAAGGGGCTTGAACGTTACAATGCGCTGCTGGCTGAGCTTTGCCAGATATCGGGATACAAAAAGGTTTTTGTGGAGGAGGATTTAAGCGTCACTTACGATGGCCGCCGCTATGAATTTTTGAGCGCCTCAGAACAATATCGGGTGCGGGTGATTCTACAGGTCGCCGAAAAGAACGATGGCGATTTGCCCTTGGTCTTTGACGCCATCGACATCCTAGATAACGCCGGGCGCAACGGCCTGATTAAGCTGCTACGCTCCAAGGTCAAGAATGCGCTTTTAACAGCAACAATCCTTAAGCGTGAGGAGGCTCCAGACCTTAGCAAGGTCGGCGGCAAAACCCTCTGGCTGGAAAACGGCACGGTGGCCTAAATGCCTAAACTTATAGATAGCGAAACGCCTCGCAACAAAAGAATCCTGCTGCTTTTTCCCCGGATAGGCTGGGTAGTAGGCCAGTGGGATTTAAACCCCTTTTTCCGAAAAAAGGGGCCGTTCTGGAATATGGATTTGCACCACAAGATGGGCGCGGTCTGGATTCGTGCCAATCAACCTAAATATTGGGCGGAATTGCCGCCAGTAATTGAAAGCGAAAAAAATGACAATTCTGTTCTTTGATACCGAAACAACCGGGCTGCCAAACAAGCGCAATCCCCTTGATCATCAAGATCAGCCTTACGTTTGCCAGATAGGCGCAATCCTGATGGATAAGGACAAAATCCGCTCTGAGATTAACCTGATTATAAAACCAGAGGGCTGGATTATTCCAGAGGATGCGGCAAAGATTCACGGGATAACACAGGCAGCGGCGCTGCAGTACGGGGTAGCAGCAAAGGGGGCTTTGTCGCTCTTTTATCGCCTGGCGGAGATGGCGCACACAGTGGTGGCGCACAACGCCAGCTTTGACGTGTTGATGATTGAAATCATGGGCGCACACATGCAGCTGCAGCCAAAGCGGCCTTTATTCTCAAACCTCTTTTGCACGATGCAGAACAGCACAAACGTTGTGAAAATTCCGCCAACGGAAAAGATGGTCGCCAAAGGGATGACGCAATACAAATCCCCGAATCTACAAGAGGCTTACAAGTTCTTTTTTGGTAAAGAGTTTGATGGGGCGCACGATGCGATGGCGGATGTCCGCGCCTGCCGCGATGTTTATTATGAACTAAAGAAAGTTATCTGACATGAAAAAGCAGTGGATTATAAAAGAAATAGGCCAGCCAACAGAAACCGCGCCGCAAGATGGCACTATGTTTTTTGTGGGGCAGCGGGAGGCTCTAGTTAAGTATGAGCCATACGCACCTAACGCGGCCAAAAGAATGGGCGCACCTGGCCGCTTTGTGCGCATTGATCAGGCAACAGGTGTTGTTTCAAAGTTTGACATGCCAGAGCCGGGTGAATGGTTCCCGGTCGCTATGCCAGAGCTTGAAATAGCGCACCTAGCACCGGATATGGTGGCAAAAAAGAGCATGCCGCCAGAGCTTCTAAAAGAGATGTGGGATGTTATAAGGATTCTGGCTAAGCAAGATGGTATATCAATTGCGGATGTTCGCCAGCGTGCAACAAGCATATATCAACAAGTGAAAGGTTAAAATCTATGCGGCCATACAAACCCGATAATATAGCGATAAGCGCATTTATCATTGCGTTTGTCTTTCTCTGGATAAGCGCAACCCTTGCTTATTATGAGCTTGTGCCATTTTCAGTAGCGGCGGCTATTACTGCTGTTTTTTTCTTTATAGCATCAATGGGCTGATCATATGGAAAACATGAAACACACACATCCCACAATACTCATAAAGGCGCTAGAAATTCTTTCTAAGGATGTAGTAACGCAAGATGGCGTTGCTAATGCTGCTTTAGCTGAGGCAGCCCAAACCATGGAGCTTTTATGGAATTTTTACTGGGAAGTTAATATGCTGCGGGCATCACAAAAGAACACAGATCAAACTGAAAAGAGTAACGCTGATTTAAGCAACTTCTTTGAGGCAAGAGTGGATGCACAGCTAGAAAAAATCAGTTTTCTGTGGCGCAACCCAAAATAGTTATTGACGGCGCGGCTATTTAAACGTAAAGTTTAAGTGTCAAAACAAGAGGAGCCGTTATGACGCAAGCAACCCCTAATGACCAAGTTAAATACAACAAAATTAAAGAAAAATGGTCTATAGAGGCAAGCGACATCGCCATCAAGTATGAGCAGCTGGGCAAGCCACAAGAGGCTAAACACTGGCGCGAAATTTCAAAATCACTCAAAAAATAAAGGAAAAACACAATGCTTATTAATGTATTTGGTCAATGGATTAATCCAGACCATATATCAGATCTTGCTGGGAACCAAAATGGGTGCGTTGCATTTTCACCTTATAGTCTGGATATGGAGGACAAAAGAATTGCTGTTGAGGTTTGGGATAAAAAAACAATTGATGAAGTCGCCAACGAGATAAACCGTCTTATCCTAGAAAATCAGCGCGTCACCAGCGGCGAAACACCAGTAGAAATCCTGAATAAGATTCAGCGCAACATGGTTAATGTTGTGCAAGCTCTTGTCATCAATAAGGACTCATTCCAGCCAGAGGCGCACTTCAAAGAATCCTTTAACGTGTGGCTCGATTTGGCAACTAAAACCCTTAAAGAGGCGGGCATTAAAACCAGCTTATAAAACAATATGCCGTATGGTGTAACGGTAACACGCCCCGCTCATAACGGGTACGTTCTAGGTTCAAATCCTAGTGCGGCAACCATAAAAAAGAGGATGGTATGAGAGCTTACATGCAAAGAATACCCGTTAAAGGTTCGCCTTGGTCTTTAGTGCAGCTTGACTATGAATCATGCGTATATATTCATGATAGAGATGCCTCTATCGCAATATCTAGCATAGCTCCTGTTAGAGAAAAAATAGAAGATGAGCCTCACTTGGAATGGCTGGTCTCATTTTCCGGCAAGGGAAAAACGGTTCTGCCAGACGATAAAATCAAGCAGTACGTAAAAGATTTTAACTTTTCCGATGCTGAGGAGGATAATCATGAGCCGGGGTTTGCGCGAAAGTTTTTCCTAGCAGTAGAGGAAAAACACCGCAAAAAATGTGAATGCAAGGATGAGGAGCAAGTGCGCCTTTCCAAAAACTACGTTTATTCAAGAAAAATAAAAAAATAGGCATGAGCTATGACAACACCACATCCGGGCATTGTTATTAAAGACGAAATGAAGCGGCTAAATTTGCGGCCTAAAGAGGTTGCTTTTAGGACGGGAATAACACCTGGCAACCTATATTCCATTTTAAGCGGGCATAAAAAAATAACTAAGTTTACAGCGCGTAGCTTTTGCTTAGCTTTAGGTAAAACGCCTAGTTACTGGCTAGGTTTGCAATACGCATACGATCTTTATATTTTTAAGTGCTTAGAAGATTGATAGGTACTATGGCCGCCTATTATAACGAAATAGACCCGTATTGCGCTGAGTGGCTCAGGAATTTAATGGCCGCTGGTCAGATAGCTAGCGGCGAGGTTGACACTAGACCTATTCAGGACGTCATGCCAGGCGATTTAAAGGGGTTTAGCCAATGCCACTTTTTCGCGGGTTTGGGCGGCTGGTCTATAGCGTTAAAGCTGGCGGGCGTACCAGACGATGCGCCAATATGGACAGGCTCGCCGCCTTGTCAGCCGTTCAGCACCGCAGGAAAGCAAAAAGGTAAAAACGATGAACGACACCTCTGGCCTGAATTTTACAGACTTATTCGAGCAGGAAAGCCCGAAACAGTCTATGGAGAACAAGTTGCAGCAGCTATTACCCACGAGTGGTGGGATGATGTGGCCGATGATTTGGAAAGAGAAGGTTACACCACGGGGGCGGCGGTATTGCCAGCTTGCAGTGTCGGTGCGCCGCACAAAAGAGATAGATTATGGTTTGTGGCACACACCCAGGGTTACAATGATAGAGGAGTCACTAGAAGGCTTCCAGAATCGTATGAACAGCAAGCGCAGCAAGGACAGGGGGGAGCACGCAACGCCCAATCTAGCAGTGCAAGCATTATGGGCAACGCCAAATACAATGGATTGCCTGCCGCCGCGCAGTATGGAGGCGATGGACAGGCAATTCAGCACCACGCGCAAGGGCAGGACGGCACCAGCGAACCTGAGGGAACAAGTGCATCCAGCGATGTGGCCCACGCCGAATTGCGCAGACGAAAATGCGAGTCGCTCATCAGATGCGGTAAATTACAGTTACCGCTGGATGCAGCGTGCGAAACACAGCAGTCAACTGGCGCATGTAGTGCAATCAATGCACCATCAGGCGATGTGGCCGACACCAACAACCAGGGACTGGAAAGACGGGACTGCGGAATCAGTCAAGAACGTCCCCTTAAATTCCCTGCTTGGCAGGGCGGTGCATGGATTGACTGCTCAGACGGAAAGCAAAGGCTCATTGAACCCTCAATTTGTCTGCTGGCTCATGGGATACCCGCAAGAGCATCTAAATTGCGCGCCTATGGAAACGCCATTGTCCCGGCGGTTGCGGCGCAATTCATTAAAGCAAGCCTTGAAGCAATCGGGGACTGCCAATGAGTAAGAGATCGATGCAACTCTTTGTAGCTCGAATGAAATTCAAGAACACACCAAAGCCATGGACTGAGGTCGCAAAGGGATTGCCGCAAGAGCAGAGGCAAAAAATCCTAGATACCTTTAGAGAGGGCTTAACCATTGGTGAGGTCGCAACAAAACTTGGTCACACAACCGATGAAGTTGCTGGCGTAATCCTCTTGAATATTGGCTCTTATGATTATTTGAGAAAGGATAGCTTATGAGTATCGGCAACAGAGAATACATGATTGAGCATCAAGAGCTGCTGGCTCGCGCCGCCAACGTTGATGACTTAAATCCGCAAGAGGAAAAGTTTATAGATGATTTGCAGCGCAAGTTTAAAAGCCTGCATGACCTTATGACGATCAGCCCCGCACAGTTTGAGTGGCTGGAAGCTATAGCCAAAAGAGCATGATCACGTGACTATAAAGCTGCGCCATTATCAGGAAAAAGCTATAGGCGCAGCCGTAAAGCACTTAAAGCATGAGGGCGCAGCGCCGGGGATTCTCGTTTTACCAACGGGTAGCGGTAAATCGCTAGTTGTTGCTAACACGGCAAGAGAGACAAGCGGGCGCACTCTTGTTTTTCAGCCTAACAAAGAAATTCTAGAACAAAACTATTCCAAGCTAATAGGCTATGGGTTCCCGGAATCGCAAGTGGGCATTTTATCGGCCAGCGCCGGGGAACGCACGATCCGCCATGTTACATACACCACTATCGGCACAGCCATAAGCCACATAAAGGAGCTGCGGTCTTTTAAGAATATTATCATAGATGAATGCCATTTAGTCTCGCCAGGGCAGGGTCAATACAAACAACTTTTAGAGGGCATAAACGCGCAAAGAATTATCGGCCTAAGCGCCACCCCATATCGTATGAAATCATACAACGCTTACGGTAACGAGACGCAGCCTTACAGTAAAATAAACTTGCTGCCCCGCGAGGATCCTAGATACTTTAAAAAGATTATTCACGTCACACAGATTCAAGAGCTATACGCCGGGAATTATTTATGCCCGCTCGTTTATAGGCGCAACACTCACTTTGACCCGCTGGCGCTAACCCTGAATACAACGGGGTCTGATTTCGATGAAGATTCTATGCGCGAATACCTAAGCTCTAGGAACTATGATATTGTGGCAAAGGCGCACGATTCAGCCTTGTGGGCTTTGAGCTTAGGCAGGAAAAGCATCATAATCTTTTTACCCTTTATTGAGGAGGCCGCATTATGCGCTGAGCAGCTGTGCAAGGCGAATGTTAAAGCGGTTATGCTATCCGGCAAAACATCTAAAAAGGAGCGCAAGAAACTTTTAGAGGCATTCAAGGCGCAAGATGACAGCGTGCAAGTGATATGCAATGTAGGGGTTCTTACAACGGGGTTTGACTTCCCCGCCCTTGATTGCCTCATATTAGGCCGCCCCACGCTTTCTCTTGCGCTATACTACCAAATGATAGGCCGCGCCATGCGCCCGCACCCGTCAAAGGCTAATGCCCTTATTATTGACTTAGCAGGCACGCTAACCCGATTTGGGAAAATAGAGAATTTACAGCTTGTTAACTCGCCACAATACAAGGGATGGGCAGTCACCAACAATGGGCGGCAATTAACCGGGGTTCCGATAAGAAGATTTAGCTTGCAATAGTAAACAGGACGTTTAATAAAGCGTTAAGGCAATGCAAAACAAAAAAAGGAATGGAGCAAAAAAGATGGCAACAAAATTTAGTGATACTGAGATTTTATCAATGGTTCTTTTAGAGTGGGGCAAAGAAGGCATAGTAGGGCTTCCAATTGCCATAGAGGAGCTTGCGGCGCATCATAATATAAACCGCCAGCGGATATATTCGATAGTTAACACCGCACGGTTAAGCATAGTTATAGATAAAAAAACGGGTTTCCAAAGCATTGCTTTTTCATTTAAAGGGCAAACATTGGAAGCATAAAAAAAGAAGCGCCCCGCCGTTAATAGGGTAAAAAGCAGCGGGGCGCGATTTTAAAGCAATGGTGATGGAGCCATTTTGCTTAACCGCAAACATACTATAAAAAATGGATTAGTCAATGAATAATGATATAAAAGAGCTGAAAAATATAATCGCCTCGATTACTCAGGCGAATGGCGGCGTGCCATATACCAATCGAAATCTAGCTAAGAAGCTCGCGCAAAAGCTCAACAGAACTTTTAATTCAGCGAATATTACAAACTACTATGCGGATCGCCCTATCCCTGAAAAGGTCAAACATGCACTGATTACAGTGCAATCCGATTTGCGCCATGAAGATGCGCTCTTACTTGACGGCCTAAATATTGCCGTGCCTCGTTATCTTGCCTATCAAGAAAAAGAGTACAGTTACGGCGTAATTCATTTGGGATGCCCCGTCTATGTGCTTAGGGTTGCCTTTAGTAAGCAAGATGGCGAGATTAAAATAAAACTTATTGGCCTGCATGCCTTTATAAATAAAGAAAAATTAAAAAGCATAAAGGAATCAGATAAAGCTAGGTCGATAGATTTTGCGCTTAAAGCAGCCATCAAATTATTTGCTGCTGATTACGGTATCGATATCGCCAGCATTGAATCCTTAAAGAATATGCAATCGTTTTACAAAGAATTAGATGACTTCATTCAAACGCATTAAAGGAGATTCCTATGCAGAAAAAGCACCTAAAGAGAACCGTCATTGCAGCAGTGGCGGTTTTTTTTATACTTCTAATCATTAAGTTTAGCACCGCGCCAACGGCCTTTATAAACAGCCAGGGGTTAGTGTTTATCCGCTTAGATGGAATGAACTATCAGGTGGTGGGGATAAAGGGGTTTAAGGCAACGGAAAAATGCCCCTATGACACTTTAGAATTGCTAAACTCCATGCTGCGGTTCGGGTTTACTGAGTGCAACCGATTATCGGGCATATGCAGAATCAGCGGCCTTACCGGGGCGAACATTCAAAATATTGCCATAGCGCTTTTACGGCGGGGATACGCCACACTTGATACTAACAACTTTTATGACCCCTACAGCGGCGCACAGATAGATGCGGTGCTTGATTCACGCGGGGTATGGAACACCGATTGCTATAATTCTACTTGGCATCGCCTTTGAGCTGGTCTGCCATTATTTTTGTCTTTTGCTCTGATCCAGAGCTGCTGCCAAAATAGTATGACATGATGTTCCCAAACTCGCGGGATAGCGCCCCGATAAGCAGCAAGATAACCTCTTTCCCGCTTTCGGGCATCTGGTTTTGCAGCAGGTAAACCAGCACCCCGAAAAAGCCTAAACTCACGGCGGTTGCCAGCAGGGCGGGCATCTTGTCTTTTACCGCTATCTGTCTTTGCCGCGCTGAATCCCTATCACCAGCCGAAATGCGCACTAAGTCTATTTCAAGCTCGCGCATCCGCTGTGCAAAAGCTATCTCAGCTTGTTTTATCTTTAGTAGGTCGTCTGGCCGCGCCCCGGCAACGGCTGCAGCAACTTGTTCTTGTGTTGCATCCGATAAGCCAAAGACATCACCAAGAGCGGCAACGGCCAAACCAGAAAGAGGTCCGCCTATTGCTGTTGCCAGGGTGGGGGCAACGGTTGCAACAATCTCTTTCCAAGTGCCAGCCATAAACCTTTAATCCTTTGGGATGTTGTCTTTTGAAAGGCGCAATAACCAGCCCCGGCGGAATTTCACTTGATCAGGGCTTTTGTTAATGAGGTTTAAATAGCGGTGGGCGGCCAGAAAGCGCACCATGTTATACAGCAAAGTTTCATCTATGGCGTTTGCCGCCTGCGCGGTCTTAGGACCGATTGAGCCGTCAAGGCTTAGCTGCGCCCTGCTACAAATATTGACGGCATCCTGCAGCAGGATAGAGGCCGCGCCAACGCCGCAATTAACGGCAAGGTCAAAGAGCTTGCTAGCAATAAGGGGGCTTTCGATTAGTTCAAACTTGCCCGCGTTCCAGTAGTTAGCGCGGTAAATTTCTATTGCTTCTTCATGTGTTATTTTAGCAACATCAACGCGCTTTTTGTCTTTGCTATCATTCCAGCCATCATAAGTGGCCTGCGTGATTCCGTACTGAGTGCGCCCGCCGCGATCCGTAGGATCATTACTAAAACCGCCTTCATTCTCTAATATTGAGATAATGGCTGTGTCAAAAATATCACTCATTGCCTTTTAAACCCTCGTTAGAATAGATGAAATGGCCTTAAATATCTGGTCGCTAGCTGCGCCAAGAGCGAATAAAACAGTTGCACCCGTTGCCCATTTTGTGCGTGTTTGCTCTAGGGAATCAATCCGGCTATGCAATGTTTTCTGTTTTTCTTTGAACTCTTCCTTAAAGACTTCAAAATCTTTTTGATGATTTTTCTGTCTCTCTTCCATTACAGACAAAAGCCTAAATAAATCATTTACATCATGCGTCATTAGAAAAAGCCTCCCCGTTCTTTCAGGGGCATTTTTTGACAAGCACACAACATTGTTGCTCATTTCTGGCCGCCCTCATCAAGCATTGTTTGCGTTACAATGTTCATCTTTTTTAGCACCTCAAATAAACTTGACGTTTATTTCTTGACTGCGTTAATTAACTCGTTATTAACAATATCACATGGAGCCAAAAATGAAAACACCTAGCGAAAACATTACAACTAATAGTACAAAATCTACGCTTATACTAGCCCTAGATGCGCTGCAATTTATACAAAGCAACAAGGCAATCCCGGATAATATGGAAAGCATTATCGGCATTGTGCGTGCTGAATTGGGCATGACAAACACTGAGGAGCTAGCAGCATGAGCAGCATCGCAGGCGTACCAAACACCCTTATGATTCTTTTCTTTATTTCAACTTCAATTGCGATTGCGGTGCTGGCTATCCACGAAATACTGCGGGCAAAGAGCCGCAAACCAGTGCATAGAGTTGTGGGGAAGCAATACGGCCTATCTAAACTTAAAGCGCCTATAAATGACAACAGACGGCAACGCCTATGGAAAAAGAAATAACCACGGCCAATGACAATCAATCGGCTGAAATAATAGATTTAATCTATGTTGATAGCACGCTTGATTTTAACGAAAAGACTATCGCCATGAGCCTATATAAGCTAATGGCGGATATATCGCCGCGTGTTGCAATAACAAGAAAATTTTCCTTTAAAAAAAAGAAGGTGTAAACGATGCAGGATTATCAGGCCATCCAGAGTAAAAAGACTATAACAAAAAAAGAAAACATGGATATCTTGCTGCAAAGCAACGTTAAATTCTCAAAGGCGAATGGCGGTGAAACAATCCTCTTTCGTGAAAAAGATAAGCCGCTTGTTGACTTCTACCCCAGCCGGGGCAAGTGGCGTGCGCAAGGGCGAATGTTTGAGGGCGGTGCTGCTGAGTTTTTAAAATGGTACGGGGGGCAACAATGACGGAAAAATACTTTGTATTCAGCGGAAAATTCGGCTCTGAGGTTCGCTATGTAAAAGATGATAAGCCCGCCGTTACGGTTAGCTGCTGGCTTTACCATGAGCAGGCGGAAAAAGAAGCCGCTGAATTGAACGCGGCAATAGCTTTTAAAAATAGGGATGAAAAACTATGACAGCAATAATCGATAACAGGCGCACGTTGCGGCTGGCCGGGGATGAAAATTATATATGCACGCCCTGCGCACAAGAGCGAGATGCGATATGGCCAGAGCAGCACGTTGCAACCTTTCACCACGGCATATGCCATTATTGCGGCGTAGTGACTGACCTTGCTTCAATTAAAGATTGGGATTGGCTCAACAATTCCAAAAGACCAAAAGCAAACGGTTCGGCGCGTGACTGAGTTCCTCGCGCACGCCCGAAACAAAACGGGTCCGTTTGAGTTAACAGAATTCCCCGATGACATTTTGCGCTGGTGCTGGATATGCCCTAAACCTTATTATTGCATTATTCTGCGAAAGCATTTTCCCTTTATGCATATAGCTGGTTTTAAAACGAAACAGCTCGCTGTAATATACGGCGCAATGCGCGGCTGGAATGAATGGCCACCCTATGTTGAGGAGGAGTTAGAAACTCTATGACGGATAACATCTTGGAATTTAAAAAGCCAACGCCAAAGCCTCAAAAAATAAAACCAAACGTGGCGGATGCCAGCCAGATACGCATGAAGTACGGCTACGATCCAAGAACGGGCGTTCACGCTTTACAGATTTTTCCCGCGCCCGGATACACAGATTTACATGGTGTGAATGTTAACATCATGAGTCATAAGCTAGCCTATTATTTCGGAAACAGCGTGCTGATTTTTGACAGTAAAGAAGATTTTGAAACCTTTAGAAAGTTTCACCCCGATGCTGATTTTGAATTATTTTTTGAAGCACCTAAGACGCCGCGCCAAAAGGTAGAGAGCCTATTCAATAAGGTTGAAAAGTTTTTAGGGCTTAGGTGATTGCGCCGCCAGCATCTATCCAGTCTTGAATTTGACCTTCATAAGCACAAAGGGGATGCCCCAAAGGCCGCGTGTAAAAGCTCTCGCCGCCATAAAGCGTAACCAACAAGTGATCAAGATACGCTGTTGTTGTGCCGCTGTCGTCAACCTGGCGAACCTTAACCGCCTGTACACTAACGATTGATCGTGTGTCCGTCATATTTTTATGCCACCTTCACAAACTTAACGCCCGCGCCAGCAACAGCAAGGAAATAGTTACCAGACACTATGCCACGCCCTACCGGGGCAGTTGAACCCGTTGTTCTTGTATTCGGTGCTACCATTTCATAGCAACCCGTCAAACAAACAATTTCAGTGTTTCCTGTAGATGGGGCTGCGGTTCCCGTGCCTAAAGAAGGGAAGATAAACGTGTTCGCATCAACAACGGTTATCGTTACCAAGTCGAAATTTTGCGTTGTTTGATTATAGGTGCTGAATTGGCCATTAGCGCGAGCAATATAACGCTTATCCCCGGTGGAAAGACCATGGCTAGCTTTAACTGCTGTTGCGGTTGTGCCGTTGCCTGTGAGGCTTGTTAGAGCAAAGCCCACGCTGCGTATATCGCCCGGCTGTACGGTTTGACCCGATGCCCACAGCGGCGATCCGGCGCTGCCTAAATCCTTATAGTTATTCAGGTAGAGCCACCAATGCGCATTGGTATTAATAGTGCTACCGTCAACAATACCAAACGTATCGGCTGGCGGTTCGGTTCCTAAGTTGCCCGTTGCGCCAGCTTCGCCAAAGTTGACAACTTCATAAACTGCGATACAGCCAACAACAGTATTATTAGTAGCTGCCCAGCCGCAGCCGCTGGTAAATGTGTTTGCGCCGTTAATCCGCTTTGCCACCGGGGGTGCGCCTGCTGCATATGCGTTCGGTACATAGATGCCGGGGTTTTTGCAGTCATACGTCATAGAGCCAGCAGCAGCGCCGCCCTTTTGTAGCGTAGTGCCAAAAGAGCCTAAGCGTAAACGAGAGCCGCCCGGATATACGCCTGGCGTTCCGCCTGCGCTCCCCGCATCGGCGATACCGGGAACCTCTATATTAAATTTATTCTTATCCATTAAATGCTTGTAGGCATAACCTAAGTTATTCAAAACATCCTGCACGGTTGTACAGTTAATCATTGCGGCGGGTTCTGTGATGGTGATGCCATCGGGGCGCAGCCCGTTTAGATTGATGTTAGCGGTTGACGCGGCATTGCGAATGGTACGCTTATTGATGACAACGTCTTGATAAGAATCGATTGTATGCGGATTGAACGCATTGTTAGCACAATCATAATCAAGCACGGCGTAGTTGTGATTTATTAAACCAGTCGAATTAACCTGAGTGCTGCCGTTTCTGTGCACCATGATATTTTTTGCAAGGCAGTTTGTAAGCGCCTGCTCATTTAAGCCTGGGCCACTATTGCCAGTGGAAACCACATTATAACTTGCGCCGTATAACTTGCTTAAATATACGCCGCCACCAACCGGGCTATTGCGATATATTAAATCAAGATCCATCTCCTCCATCATTGATGTGGATTCGTCTGCATCAATTACAATGCCAGTGCTAGCATGAATATACTTCCAAGTATAACCGTCTGCAGTTGCGATAACCCCGGTTCCCGTAGGCCCGATAGTGGAATTTGTGCCAGGCGTTACATCACAGCGCCAGACGCCACCATTATAGATCATGCCCTCACTAACTTTATAAGTAACTGTATTTGTTACCCACAAATCAGCAGTGCTTGCGCCAGTGCCATCGCCTTCAACTTCAATCTTACTGCGCCCACCGTTTCGCAAGCGCATCACAAGAGCGCCTAAGCAACGTGTAGTGCGCACTTTCCCAGAAATGGTATTCATGTGGCCTAAGTTGTTACCAATTCTTATCGCCCACCCGCGCAAGTTTTCGACATTGATATCAAAAGTTATGTTGCGGCAACCGTCAATTACAGAGGTTTGCGTAGAGTTATCCTCAATCCGTCCCACGTTCCATAAGCGCCTGTTTAAAGGATCGCCGCAATTGCGTGCATTGATTCGTATGTGGCCATGGTTTGCAGTTTTAGATGTTGCGATAGCATCCGCATCGCGGTTAGGCAGAATATTGAAACCTTCGCGCACGCCATCAAGCAAAAGGTCGACATCAAAGAAATTGACGCCTTCCGCAACAAATCCTACGCCCGCATAACAGTTAGGATGCGATGCATCAAAGCCTCCGAAAGCGGCTGGCACAGTATCTCGCACTTGACCGTGATAGCGGAATGAACCGCCGCCCGCGAGTTGTGACGCGAATTTAAAGCTGGAAGCCTTGCCGCCTTCATAGGTGTGACCCGTTATGTCAACGTTATATGCACCGCCGAAAGAAGTGGAAGCCTGCACGCAATTGATGGCATGACAATCCGTCATCTTTAAGAAGCCAGCGGCAACTGGCGCATAGGGGTTTGCTTGAATTGTTGAGTTGTTTGTTGTTGTTGTATAGCGAACGTAGGCATCATTAATCGATTCAAATCGCACGCGGTTAAGGTGAACATACTGGCCAGTAAACAGCCGCAAGCCATCACCGCCGAAAAGAATATTTTTAGTCCAAGCGCAACGCCCGCGCAGCACCACGGGGTTTGTAGGGGTTCCTGCCGTCACGGCAAAAGTAAAGCTCGTTGTGGTAGGAACGCTTAAAACAACTTTGCGTCCATTATATTCCCTTGCTGAAAGAATTGTCTCGATAGTTGTTAGAGATCCAGTGGGCTGCTCAACGCCCCATAAGTACGTTAATTGATTGGGAACGTAGCCGTGGGCATCCGCCGTTGTAACCGTTGCGGTTGTTCCTGATACTGATATTGACGTGATACGGTGCTCTGTTAACCCATTAAGAATTAAATCCTCATGGTACATGCCCTGCGGCGCATTGAGAGTTACTATGCCGCCCGTGTTGTAAACACCGCCGGGGCGGGTATCAGCATAAATCCTCGTGCCGTTCCAGTAGAACCGCGCACGGGGTGAAATACGCTTTGCACCTAAGTTTGTAGTGCCAAGGAATAGAGGCTGGCCGTTACCTTCAAAAACGGCATCTTCGTCTGCCAGCATCGCATCAAGAGCATTGCCAAAAGCAACGTGATCAGAACTTCCCGATCCGGTATCGGAATTATAATCACCAATATGGCCAGCTTGGTCTTGTATGCGAATAAATTTTAAGCGATTGATATTAGCAACACCCGTTTGACGAATAAACTCGCGCAACTTATCTTTTGGCACGTTGCCAGAGGCGGGGATTATTTCGTCTGGCGTGTAAATTGTCATAGTTCCTCAACCATAGAAAAGTTGTATTCTGAGTTGAACGGTGCAGAACTGCTGTTGCGCATATATTCGTTTGCCGTTACCCTCATTAATACCCTAGGCGCAGTCATGAGGTCAATTAGACGGCTGCCAATATATGAGAACGTCTTAAGCGTAGGGTAAACCTTAAACGAGCCATTGCCCAAAGAATCAGCGGTCGAATCATCAATAATCATATGCACGCGGCCTTCGCTGGTTTGTAAAATCTCACCAGCACTAACAACTTTTTGCAGCGGGAAAGCGCCCTTGTAAAAAATCTCGTTATCAAACCCGGTTGCGTATATTTCAATATCCGCCAAATAATCGGCCAGCGTACCAGAAAAGAAAACAGCGCCATCATCAAAGGTTGCGCCATCGGTAAACGTTGTTGTGCCTGATTCCGTATAATAATCACGGATAGAATTAAGAGGATTTAGAGGGGCTAGCCGCCGAAAATCCGGCATTAAAACCGTTGTCATGCCGCCATTCATTTTCGCTAGAAGCGATTCGATGCGCAGCGCACCCTCATAGAACCCACGAAAAGAAACAACAGAAACCCACCTTTTTCCCTGCCGCTCCAGCAGCTGGCTCTGCTTTGTAAAAAGAGATGTGAATCTAGAAACGTTTGTCTCTATGAAAAATTCCTGTGAATAAGGGCGAACGTCAACAGGCCAGACCAAAGATGCCATTGTTAGAGTTTCCTTTCATAGGTCATTAATACAGTAAACGTCCCCGATAAATATGAAGTAGTCCCACCACTATACTGCATTTTAATATCTTGACCCGGACCGCTCTCTTTTGAAATATCCGATTGCGCAGCAGGGTATGGCACATGCGTCTCCCCCCAACGAGCGGGGCTTAAATTTTTAAGGTATGCTTTATCTAAAGTTGTCCAAGTAGTGATTCCATCCGTCAATATTACATCTTTGTTGCCGGAATGATCAAAATCAGCTACGCCTGTTATGACAATATTTCGTATATAATATTGCTGCAAGATTGCCGCATCTAAAACCATAGCTGTGCCTGCGTTAAGAGAGGCAGCAGTGACATTGACAGTCACAGTGATTAGCGCCGAACTATCCGCTTGTGTTGTTGCTGAAACGCCACCAGTGGGGCTACTAGGCTCAAAGCTCGATAGCGTGCCATAAACATCCTCAGAGCGAATCCAGAAATAACGGGTTGCGTTGCTAGGTAGGTTGTTGACCGTATAAGCGCGGGTTGAAGTCTTATCAACAAGCGTAGACGTTGCCCGGTCGTTTGTGCTGGCCATAAAGATGTTGACCGATGAAAAAGACGGGTCCTGCACTTCATCCCAGTATAGCTGAATGGAATTATTTAAGCCAACAGCAATAAGGCCATCCGGCGCGGTTGCATCCTCAGCAACCCAGTTAGGAACGGTTGCAGATTCCAGCGCCGCGCCGCTTTTATAATCGATATCATCACTGTAAATATCAATCGAATCATCACGAAAAGTTGCGGTGATTTGCCCCAAATCGTCCAGCGTCCAGCCTACACATTTAAAGACTTTCTTAACCCATCCAAAACGCTCAATAGTAATTTTTACGTTGTCCCCCGGCGTGATTTTCATGCCTTTAAAATTTAAAGGGATGGAAAGGCTAAGTTGCTTTCTTGACTGCTTAAGCGCAATATTTGCGATCCGTTGCGCACAGTAAATGGAATTGGTAAAAGGCATTGTTAAATCGATAAAACGCCGATTTAATTCCGTTTCGTTAACGGATATTTCTGGCATCTCAACAAGATTGTAATCTTGCTCTCTATCGATGTAGAGCGCCTTAACACCGTTAATTTTTTCCTTTAAAGACTTGTTTGTTTGCACGGTAACAGCAACGTCCGATGCGTCAATTGTGGCTATGTCATCCTCTGAGAATTCAACAGACGGGGTAACGTATCCAGCGGCAAAGGTGCGCCACTTGCCTGAGGTATAAGACGTTGACCCAGCAAAAGACGTTAGCAGCTCTTCCATTTTACTTTTAGGCGTACCGTCAATAGATAATGCGCCGTTGCAAGTAAAACGCTTTTCTAGCCCGGCTGGCGTTGTGACTAATTCATCACAGATATTAGCGGCAACCGTCCAATAGGAATTATCCCGCATTGATTCCGTTGCGCCAATACCCAAAGGCCGCCCGATGTTATCGCGGCGCTGCATATAATCCCAAAGACAAACAGCCGGGTTTTCTGAATAAGCAGTGACGCTCGTGCGAAAATCTTTAACTTTCATGCCGCGAATAACGGCGCTTACATTGGGAATTCCAGAGCCAAAAACAGCCGCGTCATAAGTGAGTTTGACATAGGCAGTACAGCGCCCGCGCAAGCGGTGCTCTACTGTCCATTTCCCTTCGCATTCACTGATAAAAAAAGCGTTTGCCAGCTGATCCGGTGAGCCTAAGCCTGTTTGAATCTTTACCAAGCCCACATACTTTGAAGGTGACGTGCAATCACCATTCGAGTCAATAACGATAGGCGTGCCGTTTATATAATACTGCTCTACGGCGTCACACTCATTCGCAGCTAGAACAATAGCTAGGTACAGGATTTCATTCTTTGCGCTGCCCGGCTTAGGTTTGGAATGGAAAAAAACCAGCGTCCCGCCTTTGCGCACTCGGCCATAAACAATTTGGTGTACGGCTGCGGCACTCCGCGCCGTTGTTCTTAATCCAGACAACCCGGCGAATGATGCTGATTGTCCCGGTCCCTTATTCCCGCTAATTGATGCTAAAAGAGTTGAGCCAATATAAGACACAGCAATAGCCGCAATTGCACCAATAGCTGCAGCCGCAACGGTTGATATAGCAATCCCCGCAATAACCGTACCCGCAACAGCGGCGCTAACACCAGCGGCTGTAGCAGCAGCAGCAGCGGCAATGATAAGCGGCGGCATCTTAAAATAGCCTCATGACGGTGTTTATTTGTACTTTGCTCTCAGGCACAAATTTTAAGCCGCTCTCACACATGAACGCGATGTTATGCCCTACGCACACGCCGCATATTTCATAGTTGCCTATCGTGCATATAACCGCATCCGATGGCATTAAAAGATTCTTATCAATCTCCATTAGGCCAGCTTTTAAAAGTGCGTTCTTTATTGAGCCGTGGCGATTCATGATTTCATCACGGCCAGAATTTTCATCATCATAGTGGCCGCGATAATCAGCCGCCGGGTCAAGCGCCGTTTCTGAAATTGATTTTACGCAATCAGCAATAAATAAACAGCAATCTGAATCGCCATATCGGAAAGGTTTATCACGATAGGAATCAATGAATTTTTCAAAGTCATCACGCCAGTTTTTCTTTCTATTTCTCATATTCGCGGCCCCAAAATATTTCGGCTTCTTGTAAGCTGGCAACATACTCTAAACCCCTATCGCCGGGGTATTCGGATTTCTGATCCTGATCCGTTAAGCGGCGCGTGCGCGTGCCTTCAAAGTCGCGCAAGAGACTTTCGGCATCAATCGAAACATAGGTGCTGTTGCCCGATTCATAAATTGATAAAACGTCCATCAAACCCTTAAAGAGCGTTATAGGGTCATCAACTAGCTGGCCGTATGAATCAAGAAAACCGATGTAAACAACGCAATCACGCCCCTGAATATCATCATTTAAAACCTGCGTAATGAATTCAGTTTTTATGCCCGATAGTGAAAACTTCGCGCCAACGGCCTGCAGGCTTATGGTTTCCTCAATCGATGAGACAGAGCCAAGATTGCCAACCCCAAGATATGTGTCACCGTCCCAAACAAGATCGCCAACACCAGTCCAGGCTCTAACAGCCCCTGTAGGAAAATCAGCATAAAACAAAATAACCGGGGCAAGAGTATCGGATAAAATTTGCTCCTCATTCAAAGATGAAATAGTGCGCGTCATAATTGACCCCGGCTTTTTGCTTCACGAACAGCGGATATAGTTTGTGTTTTCATGGTGCGCGATAACGAATCAATGGCCTTATCAAGCCGCGCTATAGAGGCCGGATCAGCGCCGCGTGCATCAATGGTAAAGGATTGATTGATTGCAGGCGAATTCGCGCCGCCACCTTGTGGGGTTTGAATATTGACCATTTCGCCAGGCGTTGCTCGGAAAGAAACAACTTGGCTATCAGTGCCGCCAGCGCCGCCCACGGTAAAGCTGCCACCAGTAGCAAAACCCGGCAAAGATGATGCGCCCGTAAATCCGCCACCGCCAACGGTGTAACTGCCAACCGTAGAGCCTTGTGCAACCGCGCCAGACGATGCAGCAGCCGCGCCGCCGCCGCCAAAGTAAGAGCCTAGCGCAGTCCCTGCCACACCTAAGAGAGAGCCAAAAGCGCCAGCAAGAGGCTTTGTTATGGATTGCTGAATAGCGATGCGTGCCAAATCAGATATAATGCTATCGGCCAGATCGCCAAAGTTTAGCTTGCCGCTTTTTACAAAGTTCACAAGTGCATCATCCGCCGCATTAAAGGCATTTGTCATAGCATCTGCGATTGCCGTGCCTGCGCCCTTTGCATCCGTCTGTGCCAATTCTTTCAGGCGTAATTCAGCAGAACTTAATAAGCCGCTAGTGGTTATTTCATCATTTGGATTTGTTATCTCTATTGAGCGCAATGCTACAATCTTTTTTTGAATGGCATCATAAGCACCAATTAACTGGCCGCTCTTTTCAAGTTCGGATGCAATAGGCAAAAGTTGCGTTAAACGGTCTGCTTCGTTTGAGCGCAAAAGATTGCGCTGCGCAGCCTCAACCTCTGTTAAGGATTTCAGCTTTTCAGCATCCGCATTAAGCAAGTCATCATTCGCGGCCTTGGTGATGTCTTTAACCTCGGTTATAAGTTGCTTCTGTCTTATGAGGTTAAAAATCTCAGTTCCCTGCGCACCACTAAGCGTTATGCCGTCTTTTTTAGCATCATTGTAAGCCCGGTATGATTCAGTCACCACATCGGCGGTGCGGCTTTCCATTTTTAGAATGCTAATCTCTTGATTCAGATTCTTTATGTACTCGCCATAATTAAAACTTGCTTTGCCTGCAGTTTCTTTTTTACCGCCAGATAATGCAGCGTAATCTTTATTAAGCTGATCCTTTGTTTTTTGCGATATATCGCCAACCTTCCCGCCGCTGGCGGTATCGGTTATACTCGTTAATGATTTTATAGCATCAATCAAAGCGTTCACTTGGCGAATCAAAAACGTGATACCCTGTAGAAAGTTTGCATAAACAAAGTTGAGCGGGATAGATAAAGTTGCCTTTAGCTTAGTCCATTCGTTACTTAAACGGGTTGCTGAGGCACTCACCAAATCGCGCTGCGCTTCCGCTGATCCCTTATAGCGTGCCAAGGCTGCGGGCAAAGTTTCCGCCAAGATTTGAGAGGTTATTTTACCCTCGTTAACCAGCTTTCTAAAACCACCAGCGGGCAAGGCAGCTGCTGCATCCAAGTTTTGCAGCAAGCCGGGCAAAGGCTCGATAATCTGATTCAGTTCCTGCGCTTGCACTTTAGGTGATGTTAACGCCTGCGCCAAACCGTACATGGATTGATTGAGCTGCTCGGTAGTTGCGCCAGTTGCAGCAGCCGTATCGGCCAGCCCTTCTAAGATGTCACGGCCTTGCTTAGTGGTCAAAACACCGTTGTTTATAAGCGGCAAAAGTTTAGAGTAGCTTCTTGATAAGTCATCAAAAGGGATGCTCATTTTTTGCGCTGTTTTAAATAAATAGCCGTATGTTTCATTTGCTTCTTTTGCAGAACCCGTCAAAGTTTCTAGGCGGATTTTTGTTTTTTGCATTGAATCGCCTGCAGCAACAAAAGAGCCTAAGACGCCGCCTAATATTTTAAATCCCTGAAACACCAGAAAGACAGAGAGAGCTGCCTCGTTAACCGCCCGAAATGCACCCGTCAACCTATTGAGCGGGGACAGGGTATCGCCTAAACGGGTTGAAAGACCACTTAGGCCACTTGACACGGAATTAACCATGCGCCCAAAGACGCCAGAAACATTACTTGATGTTGCAGCAGCGGCGGTGCTTACGCCTGTGAAACTTTTCTGCGCTGAATTTAAAGCACTGGAAGTTGCCGCACTAAAGTTTGTCATGCTAAGCGCAGCCCGCTGCATGTTATCGTTTACAGCTTTAGCCGCGCCAGACGTGCCGCCCGTTATTGTATTAAGAGCTGAGGTGGATTTCTGCGCCGCGCCCGCCGTGCCGTCACTAAACCTTTTTGTTGCTGCCTGTAGATTCTCTAGGTCTTTAATCGCGGTGCGTACTTGCGTTGTATCAACAGCAATCTGTAGCTTAGCAAGATCAGCCATTTTTACGCATCCTTTCCCGCATGTTCTTTGACTGCATATCGAGCCATAAAACATCCAGCTCTTTTATAACATGGATGGTGTAGATTGAGAACCTGAGGCCATAAAGTTGACAGAAAGACACTATATCGGTGTAGGTGATGGGCTTGTCTGAGGAGCGCCCTTGCGATAACAAGCAGTAATAATTCCAATACCCGGCCATATCAACAGGCAGCTGCACCAAAAGCCTAGGGTCAACTATATCATGTTGTTCTGCCATTTTTAAGAGATGCTCGCGCTCTGGTGCGCCGCCATCGCCTATCGGGAATGACATAGAAAATTGCGCCTCAGCAAAGGCGCGTAGCTCTTCTATGCCTTCGGCAAAAAACTTGACCACTCCTCAATGAAGCGTTCCACCTGTTCGCGCAGCCAGGGCAATTCTTTATAGATTTTATAGGCGTTTTCGCTTGTGGCCTTCAAAAGCTCGCCGTTGTATTCCAGATTGTCAAACTCTAGCGTTGCAGCTGCTAACAGCTTCAAAAGACCCTCTTGCAATTCCTCTGCGGTTTGAAAGTACTTCCGATTGTTAAGGCGTTTCTTTTCGCGCTCATTGTGTAGCTGCGCTGTGACTTTTTGGCATTGGTCTGATTGCAGACTTACAACGCGAATCCTTACGGGTTTTCCCTCGGCGGTTTCTAACGTTGAGCCTGTAACAGGGTGTGTAACTGTAAGCCATGACCCGGCAATATCAGTCTTAAACACGGATAAATCAGTCATAAATTATTGCTCCATCTATATAAAGAAAACATTTTGTTTATTCTATCTTGCGCAAAATAAAAAGCAAACAAAAAAGGGGGCGGCTCTGTTTTAAAGAACCGCCCTAGTTGACATGGAGAGGAGATAGAAAAGGTATTACGATTTAGTGAGGCGCACCATTGTTGCAGTACTGCTATCGTACAGCGCAGCAAAAGGCATACTGATAATTCGGCTTTGCTCATTGGCAATCGGCACGCTGCCGCCGTTGTATTTGATGCGCGGGAATAGCCATGTGTATGTATCAGCGGCGCTAGGGGTAGTCATTGCAATCTGCAAAGATGATTCCGTTTCGTTTAGAAACTTGTTCATCAAGGCCATATCCTGAAAGTATGCCTCTAACGTTCCGGTGACAATGCTGCGGCCATATTCAAGCTGCGGCGTTGCAGCAGAACCCAAAACGAAAGTGGGGCTTACGTTGTTCTGAATGGAAAAGTTAACAGAGGTCACAATAGCAATCGTGCTGCCGCCTTCTGTGATTGCGCCAGAATAAGTATCAAACGGATCATTTGCACTATACGCAGTAACAGATGCATCCAGCGGGGAAGTGGATGTAGTCATGTCTTTACCCACAATCGACGCAGTGCAATTCACTGTAGCGTTTACTTGGCAATTTACTTGCAACTGTGACACCACGCATCCAGTAAAGCGGCGGAATTGAGTAATATCAAGTGACCGCTCCTCAATCGTTAACGACTGCTGGGTTGTGCCAATTTTTAAAACGTTTGAAGAAAAAGTGCTGAAAAATGCACTTTCCAAAACATCATCTAAATCATCCGCTCGCAATGCAAAAGCTATGTCGCCGCCTATCTGACGATTGCCGTGGCGATAATAATCAACGGCACGGTCGGCGCGAATATCAGGCGATTGCAAAATTTCTTTAGAAAGATTCAAATCGCTTGTGCTAAATGGCAAGGCAGTAAGCTGCGGCGAACTAGGCGGGGTAACGCCGAAAGTTGATTCTACAATGTATGCCAACTCAGAACGAGAACCTTGTGAAAACGGCATATCCCGTACTCCTCTTTAAATTTATAAATGCTCGTAGAGATACCAGGAAACCGTAACGGGTACGAAATACCACGGGGCATCTACAATGCCCTGATTTCTCTCTGCGTAACGTATTCTAACAGTGTAACCGCCGTCTGTTAATCCTAGGCCGTGAGAAAACCGTGCAAGCACCAAATCGGCCAGCGCATCGGCGGCATTGGGGCCGCCATTAAGGGCAGCGTAGCAATCAATAAGATATAAGCCTTGATGCAAGTATGGGGCATTAGCGCCCACGGCAACGGTGCGCCTATCAATCGGCTGGAAGGTGGAGCGCAGCCAGGCTAGCTTATTGGGGACTTTGAATTCTACGTTATCCCATGCAATGCGCGGCACACTCGCATCAGCGGGTATCCCTGCTGTTGCAGCTAACTGCGCCTCTAGGGCTTTGCGTGCGGATGTAAACGCGCTCATGCTCTTAAGCCTTCGCCGCTATACGCTGCGCTGCTTCCGCTAAAATCTTAGGGAACTCAGCTGCAGAGGAGCGCACAAAAGAGCGCGGCGCTTGATTGTAGGTGCGCCCCAAACTATCAGTGCCAACAAAGCCAAACTCTAAGCGCAGCGCATACTTTGCCGCGTTAAGAAAGTAAATGGTATCGCCCGCTTTTGCCTTGCTTAGCCCGGCATTAATTGAGGCAATAGTGACACCGCCCGATGGGTCCGGTCTGCCCTTGCTTGCACCGCTATCACTACCAATTGAGACATACCAAGAGCCGCGCAAGAATCCGGTAGGTGTTCCCGGCGCGGGTTTTTTCTGAATGCTGTTACCGGGTCCCGGCGTCCTTTTTACAATTGTTTCAAACAAATCAAACGTTGCCGTTTGCACCAGAGCATCCATGCGGCCTTTATAGCCATCAATGAGCTTGCCTATTTGATTGCTAAAATCGCCAAAGTTTCCCTTTATCATGTGCGCACCTGGCACAGATAAATAACAACGGTTCCGCCTTCCTCTATCTTTTGCACAGAGATAATATTCATGTCGTTGCCGTCACCCGTCACAACGTCCTGATTTTCAGGCACGATGCCGCTTGCAAGGGATGCAGCGGAAACCAGCAAGCGCCTATCGCCTCGTTGTATATTCGTACCATCAACATCATTGTTGCGGTATTCTATGAGCTTCCCGGTAAAGTCTGAGCTTGTGACCGTAACAGTTGATTGCCCGGTTCCCGTATTATATGCGCCAGTAGCATTTTTTTTTAGGCTGTACGTTTTGCCAAGGTCACGTAAAAGCTGATACGATGCAAGGGCAAGCGTTGTCATGGGTTGCGCCTCCAGCGGCTATCCTCATAGGACATATCATTATCAAACTGATCGCGCTCAAAACGCGGCTGTATCAGGTCTGAATCTTCTTTGAGCGAATCGCTTTCAGAAATACTAATCCCAGCAACAATAGGAATACCAATGCCGCCGCCGCCCGATGTAGAGGAGGAGTTCGCCGCCTGCTGCTTGTAGCGCCGCGCCATCTCAATGTATTGCTTATGAAGGCTGCTATAGGCAACGCGCACCGATTCAACAGAGGTATCAACCTTGCGGGCAAACTTAGCGGCCAACCCCAAACAAACAGCCTCAGACGCAAGAAAAACATCGTTAGCATTTTGCGTTAACTGGAAGTTGATAATTTCATCGCTAACAAGCTGATCCGTAGAATCAATATCGCCTATCAGGCTGCGAACGTGGTCGAGTAAGGAATATGACGGATCGCCGCTGAATGTCCAAGTCATGATTAATACCTATGAATTTAACCGATTCTATCAGAAGCGAATGCGTCAAGGGAATACAGTGGCTGGATTTTAGCGAGTCGCTTATTTTTTTCTAATCGGCAAGGTGACGGTCTGATCCATGGTGCGCCCACCTGATGTAGTAACCCGGTTAAGAATCTTTGCGGTCAAACCCTCTGTGCCAGCGGCAAGCCATACGGTAGTTACTGTTGTGGTGTTTGATTGGCTCTGGATAGTAAGGCCATTATCAACCGTAAATGTTGAGGTAGAAATAGTTTCGCCAGCGGCTAAATTCGCGGCCCAGTCTATTTGATAGTCGAGAACTTCGTCTGAATCTTTAGCCGGGAATTGTAGCAATGTCATTTTACCCTCACAATTCGTTCTAAAAACTCAATGCTTACCTTTCTTAATACAGGATTGACTTTAATAAATCTAGATTCAAAAATAGTCTTTACACGCCTATAGCTTGGCGGTTGCCCGGCTCGCTGAAATAAAATATCAATTCCGCTTATAGTGAACGTTCCACGCTCACCGCTTAACAGCCGCTGAAAAAACAGACCCACATTAGGGCTTGACCGCGTAAAAGTTCCTTGGTCTGATTTTAAAACAAATCCTTTGCGCAGTAAGATGGCAGTGCCTACAGCAGAAAACGCGCCGCCAGCAGCAAGAAATTTTTTTCCAATGAGAATAGATGCGCCAAAAAATACAGAATTAAAAGCGCCTAAACTCGCATTTAATATTCTATTGATAACCGTGGAAGCATCAACGCCGCTGGATGTAAATGATGCTGAGTTTATAAAAATTCTTTTCCCTAATAATAGTGGGGCATTAACGCCTGTTAATGCTATGCCGCCTGCATCCCCTGTTATTTTTTTTCCAGCAAGAATATTAACGGGGATACCAGAGAATACAAAGTCACCCGGATTTGTGGGCAGGGTGTACGAATTGCCGCCTCCGCCAGCGCCTCCATTAAAAAGTAATAACAAACTCATATGTCAAATTGCCGCAACATCACACTTGAAGTGTTGAGCAGCATATAAATAAATTCAACCTCTGTTGCACCGTCGACATAGGTGACATCAAAAGCAGTATCACCGACAACAGCCGTTCCTTGCGGGTAAAGCATTGTCCCCCATCCATCCATTTCACCAGTCACGATATTGAATTTAAACCAACGCCCGGTGTTTTCTTTTGTTATATAAAGAAAGTCTTTATAATAAACGTACTTAGTCCCAGTGGTGAACGTTTCCGTTAAGGGACTATACGGCACGCCGCTAACCCATGTGTTGGCTGCGATATCGTAATAATCTAAAACAGCACTGCCGCCGCCCCGGAAAGAGTAAATACGCCTGCCGTTAAGGATTGCGTTCTCCGCCGTCCAAGCCGCATCCGTTGCCGCATAAACCCAATGGCCAGACATACCCGCGCCCGGCGCTGCCGCTCGTGCTGCCCCCGGCGATAAAGTTGTCCAAGTGTTGGCACTAATGCTGTAACGATAAAGAGTAACAGCGTTGTTACCCATATAATAAATAAAATCGTCGTTACCCTCAATGGAGTATTCAGACGTTGCATCTGGGTTTGTAGTCCAAGCCGCTGAAACAGTTAAAACCGTTCCTGTGTTGCTTGCAATCGTTCTTATTTGACCTAAGCCAGTACCAGCGGTGATGCGCACTTGATAGTTTGCCCACTGGTTTGTTGTCCATGCCTTGCCGCTGTTTGTTAAAGTTGTTCCAGCTCCAGCCGTTGCGGTTCCTGTTGCAAAAGAGTTAAAGCCCGTCAGAATCCAGCTAGGCGTTGAAACCAACTTGCTATCCGTACCAATCGTTGCAGGCAATCCCGTGTTTACTAAGGTTGTCCATGTGTTTGTTGCTAGGTCGTAATGTTTAAATGAGCCTGAGGCAAGCGTACCAGCGCCAACAACGTACCAACGCGGCGTCAATAGGCGATATGTAGAGGAGGAAGTTATTGTGGCGCTAAAAGCACTGGTAACAGTGATTGTAGCAGTTGCCCCTAATGTATTGCTAGCAATCGTTCGCACGTCACCAGCGCCGGGACCGCCCGTAATGTGGATTGAATAGCCGCGTAAATCCCGCTGTAAGTTTAAGCCAGTTGCAACCGTTGTTGTTGAGCCACCTGTTGCCGTGCCGGACGGACCGACTGCCGAAGAAACAGCCGCCGCTCCTGCTCCAAAAGTTCCAGCAAGAGCCGGGGATGGTATCTGAGTAAATCCATCTTCTAATGGGTTAAAAATATAAGCAACAGTGTTGCTGGTTAAATATAACTGCTGCTGCCTATAGTGGCGGCTTGAACAAATACACATACCAGCAGCAGTAGCTACTGGAGCAGGCGTTGCAAACTCAAACTGTTTTCTGTCAAGAATTTTGCGTAAATTTACGGTTGTCGGCATGGGTTAGCTCACTGTGATAAGTTGTCTATTGAGGCGGACCGCTGTATTCATGAGTGCGGGAACTTGATCGTTTGCGTTAAAGCTGCCGATTGAAATCTGGTTTGTCAAACTTGCAACCGCTGTCACGTTTGTCACTGTAGTGACCCCAGTAACAGTAGTCACCGTGCCAATGTTGCCTATGCTGCCTGTGTTTGTTGCCGCATCTAAAGAAACGCGCATCCGGCCTGAAGCATCCGGCATCATAAGGCCAATTGATTTCGAGATATTATTCAATGCCAGGGTTAAACTTTGCAGGGTTGTTAATAACTCGCCGTCAACTTCAACAACCTGATTATGTGATAGATCAGATTGCTGGCGGGTATTAACTACCGCGCCCGTGCCTGGAAGGGTGATGTCATTTGACATATCATGTGACCGTTAAAACGCCGTTTGTGGCGTCAAAATCAATAGTTAACGTTTCGCCGTCAAGCAAAGTTACAGCCGCGCCGTAATCATACCAGCCAATGAGCGGGTCGGCTGGTGAGGTCGGTGTATCGTTGTAAAGCACCGCGTAACGGAATGGTCCGATGCTGCCGCCGCTTGCCGTAAAAATTGTATCGGCCAGGACTAACTTGTAAACACCAGCAGTTTGTCCGCTTGATGATATCGTGCAACTGTTTCCTCCAGCCGTGTAACCGTTGCCCGCGCTTATTTCCGTCAGGTTGGCGCGAATAGAATTCGTCGCAAGCGGCACGGTATTCGTAAGCATAACCTTTAGAGTATCAGCGCCTAGGTTGTGCACCCTTTCCGCTAAATCCTCTACAAAGGCATTAAACTTGTTAAAAGCAGCCATAATTTTTTATCCTAAGCGAGCGTTTAATATTTCAACAAAGCCCGCTTCAATTTCTAAAAGGCGAGCTTCTTTGTCGCCGCCTGCGGCTTCAAAATCAGCTATGTATTGCTCAAAGGCATCCTTTAAAGATTCAGCAGAGGCAGGGCTTACGAATTCTGCTTCTTTATCTTTTAGCTTCACAGTTTTATTGAGCTTTAAGAAATCGTAAAAATCACGATTGATGTTGTCATCATAAAGACCCTGAGCAATCAGATCTTGAATCTTTTCTTTTACAGCTGCGAATTTATAAACGCCGATCATAATAAGACCTTTCTAAAGGCAAAACGATTTATTTTAAACGTACCCGTTGCGCTGTTAGCGCCGCCGCTGGCGTTAAAACTAAAGAATAGCCATGTTGATAAAGTTGACAAATCAAGTGGCAACCGCACTGGTTTTGTACGAATAGTCATGAGACCATTATTAGGATAGCTAAGCATCTCACCAGAGCTATTCGGCAAGGTTGCATTAAGACCAGAACCGCCACCAAGCGCTCCTGCTTGCGCTACAATGAAATCGTTAGGTGGGCTTGATGCGTAATCCGAATACAATTGTAGGTAAATGCCATTGCAGTTTGCAAGGTTTGAAACCTCTAATTCTACCTCAAACTCAACAAGTGTGTTTGCTAAATCAGCAGGCAATAAACCATAACGCTGATAGACATAGCTGCCAAATTGCAACAGCCACAAATCCGTTGAAGTTCCAGAGCCTAAAGAGAATGCCAATGATTGCCGTGCGCCAACTTGACCGTTGCTCCACGGTGACTCAATCGCCGCCGTTAAAGTTCCAGCTGCTGTGCCGCTGTTACGCTGCATGAAATAGCCGCCCGCTAAGTTACCCGTGATGGTAACACCAGCCGCCGCTGATGGCGCGGAACCTGTGCCGCTATTGAAAACAGACATGCCTGCTAAGTGTGCGAAAGCCCACGTTACAGTTCCATCGGTTATGCTGCTTCCCGTTCCTGTTGGTCCGCCGCTGCTAGCAGTTGTTCCGGGCGATGTGCAATAGTAAACCCGGGCGGGCGAATCGTTCCGCGCCAAGTCACCAACAGCGACAGCCGTGTTTGCTGTCCAAGGATATGCTTCTAATAGATTCCCGGTCGGATTGTCGCTTGCTGCATAAGCGTCAAATTGAGTTGCCGCTCGCATTCCCGCTGTCTGAGGTCTTGCAATCCAACGTTCCGCAGCCGCAATAATTGTCATAGCTTGATAGAAAGCGCCGCGTGCGGAAAGATGCAGGCCGTCATACGTCATCGCCCCTACAACGTTTGACGCACCGCCAATCGGTACGTTATCCGATGTTCCATCCGTCAAGTAAACGCGGGGATCGGCAAGAGCAATATCTCTATAGCCTAATGGGTTGATGTAACTTTTTCGCGCACAATAATCTACAATAAGCGTATTAACGCGATTCATTGTGCGTTGACGCGCCGTAGTTAGTCCAGACCTAGGCGAAATAGGAACGGCAATAACTTTTTTGCCAGCATCTATTAAACGCTCATAACAGGTGCGCAAGTTAGCAAAGATTGTTGCCGCTGGTACGTCTTGCGTTAAGTCGTTTGTGCCGCCATAAACCACAATGATATCATTTTTACTTGCGATAACATCCGGCAAGCGGGCAACCATTCCAGCCGTTGTGCTTCCTGAAACGCCAAAGGTTCCGCTAGGATAAAAGACCCAACTAATCACCGCGCCGCTACCAGTAGGATCGCTAATGGTCGGGAAAACACCTACGTTGTTTACGTTGCCAGGCGACAGAATGTTGATTGCAGTGATAACGCCATTTGAAAGCGTAAAGGTTGCTTCAATCCCATCGGTATTAACCAGCGTAGGGGCGCTGTAATTAGAGCCGCCGTTCACAACAATTGCTTTGACTGCCCCGCCTGGTGCGCCGTTATATCCCGTTGACGTATCCCAAATTAAGCGGCCATTGCTTAATATTTCAGTGTAATAAAGATAAGAATGGTTTTGCGTTTGGGTTGTAACTTGCTGATTTATCCAAGTAACAGTTCCATCTGTTGACGCTATGTTTGTACGGGTAGGGCCTGATCCAGAACTAGCAGTAGTTCCGCCCGATGCGGTGTAAAAGAAATAGCCGCCATTCTGCCGCAAGGAACGAGCGGGGACAACTTCACTTTGAGTCCATTGTTTAATCGTGCTAGGGTAAACAGTAGACATCACAGACGATGCTGTGATGCTATCACCAAGGCCATTTATATAAAGGCAATCAGCGTTGCTTAAAGACTTCCAGACACCACTTGCATGAAGGTATTCATTACGCAAGGTTGCATCGCCGGGCAAAGGGGCTGGCACTACACCTTGAAAGCCACCTGTTCCTGAATCGCCGCCAAAAGGTGATAACTGGCCGGAAAAATATTTAGTCGTTGCCATGCGTTTAATCCTTTGTAACTAAACAGCAACGGCGTCTTTTTCTACGGCCTTTGCTGCATCTTCTAATGATTCAGAATCTTCTTCGGCGTCTTCTTCTAGCTCTTGTTTCGCTGGCGGGTACGGCAAGCTGTAATGCTCACATACCTGTTTTTGCAGCGATTCCCGGTTGTTGCTGCGCTTAAAGCCAAGCTCTTGAATGAGAGCGGATAGCTTTTTAAAGGGCATATCAAACAAGTTAAACTCTTCGCCAGTGCTAGGAATTTTTACGATGTAGGGGCTAGGTAAAGCCGCCACCGTAAGCTCGTCTGGATGCCGCAATAAGCCAGCCTCAAACATTGCGCGTGCTTTTGCCGGGGTTAGTGAAAACTGTGCGTCCTTAAAGTGGAATTGAAAACCCGCATTCATAGGCTTGCCGTTAAATTTAAATGGCTTTACCACCACTAAATCCCTCGATAAGTCGAACCGTTGCGGCTTGCGGGTTTTCATTTTTTTAATTCCAATTAAGCAACAATGTTGTTCCAGAAATAACCTAATGTGCCAGAAATCAAACGTTGATCAATTGCCATTTCGCCTTCAACACGCTGTGCCTTCAAATGCTTCATTTCAAATTGATCAAAGCCAATGCCATTTGGATCGCGGCTTTCAATATAACGCTGCCAGCTGAAAGTGTAGCCAGCTGATGGCATTTCTAAGGCTGCCTCTGGTGCGGCATATGCGAGCAAGGCACGCTTACCAGCAATAAAGCTTTGTACATCGGTTTGACCTTCTTGTGCCGTGTTCAAAATTGCTTTAGAAACCAGCACGCGCTCAACGTCAAACAGATCGGCCAGAGCTTGGTTATTAACCTTCACAGCTTGGTTTGCGCCAATATTCTGAACGTACTTCACACGCTCAATAATATCGGGGTGATTGCGCAGTTGCTCGTAAACTTCAAAACCAAGAACAAGAACGTTTGGCTCAAAACCAGTCCGCTGCAGGATAGCTGATTTACCAGTCGAAACGTTTAGAATTGGGTCTGAGTTTGCATCATTCCATTGCAGCACTTGGTTTGTGCTAGGTGCCGATGCAACCCCGGCGATATCACCAGCAGTCCAAACACCCGCTTTGAAATATTTGTCAACCCAATCCAACTCGCGGCGCATAAGCAGCTTGTTGGTTACGAATTGCACAGCAGTGCGCTCTAAGTTAATAACCCGGTCGGCATTTTTCAGCTTCTGCCGATCAATATCGTGGTGGAAAGCTGTAACAGAGCAATTATATGTCTGGTTAGTAATTTTAAAGCCACCGCCAACAGACTCAGTCCCAGGCGCACGCAGGCGAGCCTCGTCACGGTTAAAGTCGCCTTGGTCAAATGTGTAATAAACATCCGAAGCGAAATCAACTTCAACCAGCGGGAAAACTTGCGTTGAAATGAAGTTTGATTGCTTCTGAATGTAAGCAATAGACATGTTCGTTAATGCGGAATCAACGTGAACGCTTCTTAACGTAGGTGTGGACATTTTATTCTCCTTAAGTTGAAACCACTATTTTTGAACAATTATTAAGCAACGCGGCCAAAGGGCTGTAACAGAATGCTAACAATGTCGTTGTCTGCAGCCGCAGCGCTTACAGCCATGCCTAAAATCCGGTTGCCAGAGGTTGCTGTAACGGCCTTTCCAGCCGCGCTACTCATAATCAGGACGCCAGCGTTAAAGGGTGCCCCGGCTTTTACTTTCACAATCCCAGAAATTGCCACTTCAGCAGCAATGCCTTTTGCTTGTGGCGCATTATACAGCACGCCAAGAGCAGGCAAGCCCGCCGTGCCAACGGGGTCAATCTCGCCATCGGACGCCATGGTTACGAATAGGTATTGACTGGCGGAATAATCCGCACCGGATACTGCGTTAACGGTTTGTACGGTGTTATCGAAAGCCATGGTGTACTCCTTAAGATTTTTAAAAAACGTTTAGTATTAAGCTGCCGCGCCGCTGCGCATTTGAGTGTAGAGAGCGTGACCTTCGGCGGTTTGAATCACCTGATCGTAGGCAGTAGGGAAAGAAACTTGCTTTTGAAGGGCAACTTCCTCAGCCATTTTATTGAGCTTTTCTTTGGGCGATTGCGGGTCAACATCTTGACCGTGACCTTTTTCAACAAAGCCGCGAGTTGCCAGCGCTTGGAATTGCTTAAGGAGGGTTTCAACACCGTTGCGCACAGATTCAGGTGCGGATTTCAGGTGCTTAAGAATCTCGGCTTTTTCCTCAGATTTACCAGGTACGTTGCCGAATTCTTTTTCAGCTTTGGCAATTAACTCGGTGCGCTCGCGGGCATCATCGGCGGCTTGTGCTTTTTGCAATGCTTCCGCTGCTTGCTTTTGGCTATCCTCTAGCATCTTGCGTAGATTCTCAGGCAGGGACTTTAAAAGCTCTTCCTGAGTAGGCTCGGCCTTTTGAAAATTAGCAGCGTCCATAGTTTTTTTACGATCAGCAGCAGACATTGCGCCAAATTTCTTTTGCATGTCACCGCTAAGGCTATCGTAATAGGCTTTATCGCGTGCGCCCATTGCCTTGAAAATTTCCAAATCAGCCGCCAGCTCTTCATTGGTTTTTTTGAGAGCGGCAATTTCTGCTTGAGTTGTTTCAAGGGATTTTTTCAATTCATCAATAGTCATTTGCGCCTCGCTTTTATTTAAATTTGTAACGAGATTGGGCAACACTTCCTCAATCGCGCTAGAAAACTGTGAAAGCGTTTCGTCAAGCATTGATTGCTTGTCTTTTAACAAATCATCCTCAACTATTGAGCGAATACTTTCATGCAAAGCATATGTTAAATCCCACACTTGTGTAAATCTATCGGCTAAAGATTTTTCTTTAATTCTCTCAGATACAACGTCAGCAAGGGTTTGCGCTTCGCCGTCTGATTTAAAAAGTGCGATTTTTGCATTTTTATTCATGCCTTGTGCGCAAAGAGAAACTTCTTGCAAGTTAAGCTCTGTTAAACGCTTCACAGGTTTTTTTGCCATGAGGTTAAATCTCCGTTCTTATGGCGCTGCCGCCTATCGAAAAGCTGGAAAGCTCGCCGGATTTGACGCGGTCCCAAACGGCGGAATCGCTGATTTTATAACCAACCCACCAGCCTACTTTTCCTAGGTCGATGCCTAGCGATTGCTGTTTTTCTTTAGTGAAAACGATTGACTCAACAAGGGATCCGACTTTATCCCCGGTGTGATTTATTGAGGCCACACGGGATTTCATGACGTAGGAAAGCGCAGCCTCCTCTAAGTCATCAATCCCGATTACATCGCCCTCGGTGTCTATAACTTCTTTGCCGTCTTTTTCGACAATGGAAGCCCACCCATAAACGATTTGCTGATCGTTATTGGCCTTGATGATATCGGCTTTAACAGAAAAATCTTGATGCGAATCATCATCTGATTTTTCTAATTTTGATAAAATATTTTCAGCCCATGAGCGGCCTTCATCACCGCCCCACCCCATCCAAGCCTGCCAGCCCTTGCCTTGTTCGGACCATGTAGCGCCCTTCTTATCAACTTCGTGACGGTCAAAGTATGCCTTCATGCGCCGCACAGTATCGAGAGACAACGCCTTACCGTTAGACAGGTCGCGGGCACGCGCAATGCCTACCAGCGTCATGCCTCTTTGCGATTGCGGTTTTTCTGCGCGAACGTCCAGAGCACGTTGCGCATTGTCCTGCACAGATTTAGGCGGTATGTATCCACTTGAATCGGCCTTGCGAGTCAAAGACCATAAATTTGACTCTGTATCTTTTTTATAGCCAGCCCTCTTAAGAGCCGCCCACGCTGAGGCAAAAGAAACTTCTTCTGATTTGCCTGATTTGCTTTGCGAATTAAAGACGGTGCGAAAAAGCGTCTGCCCGGCTGCGGATTCAATCGCGCCCTTTACGGATTCGGG